ATACTTTACCACTACCATAATCATACGCACCTGCTGGAATTACAGGAGTTGCATCGTTTGAGACATCTATTGAAGATATTTCACTAACTGACAACGGATTACTTAGAGCGTTTCCTACTGCGGAAAGACCACCTGTTTTTCCACCACCGGAGTTTCCACCACCTGATGGTCCACTTGGTCCACCACCTTGACCACCGCCGCCGAAGCCGCCACCACCAGCTCCACCAGAACCTAAACCACTACCTATTGAATTTATTGCCATCTTATTTTTCCTTTTAATTAGCTGATTGTACTACAACCACATTAACCTGAGTATCGGTAACTGGATTAACAGTTATGTCAATCTCAGTTCTACCACCAGTTTCATTACCTATGATAACTAAACGAGTTGAAATTGCGGTATCGTTTGGTAAGTTCGCTGCTGATACGAATGTAAATTGATTCTTACCTACAACAGTCTGAGATTGTGCCGTATTGTATGAACCAACATTTACGATTGGAGTTACATTACCAGGAACACCAGGATTACCACTAATACTACCAGCATCTTTGTTAAGTAGAATTGCAGTATAACCTAAGTTTTCATTTCCACCATTTTTAGTGGTAACTGCGATTATTGAATTGTTTACACCTTCGTCCAATGTTACGGAATCCGGTGAAACTGAAATGTATGGTAACCTTGTAGTCGACTTTGGAAGTGACAACAACTTATACTTCATTGCATAGTTCTCGTCCGTGATTGCTTCAATCACTGGCATATTCTCAATGATGATACCATAATAATCAGAACCCAACGAATGCGCTGGATTCCAAAGGTCATAGTCTACCTCATCATCTGCTAATGCAAATTGAGTGATTTGGAACTTGTCCCTACCTTGTGCTAATAACTCTCTACCTTTTTTGGTGAGAATAGCATCTACTGTTACTGATGAATTATCTAAAAATCCCATAATGTCTTTCCTTCTTTGTGTATATAAATATGGTTTTTTAAGTTTTTAAACTACCTTCTTCTTTTTAATATACTATTTAAAATATTTCTACCCCTATCTTCTCGTATTTGAAGCTTAGGCTTTGTGTTTCTTGGAACAAATGGAAGTGGTCTCAATGTTTGATTCTCACTTGCGTCTGAAGGTAATGGTTTAACCTTACGTTCTCTATCTTTTTGAACCGATACTAACTCATCTACTGGCATTTGTCTTACAATACTTTCTTTTAACTTTTCTTCAGTAGAAAGTGTGTCACCACTTTGACCTGAGAATACCAATACATTAGAATCTACTTCACTAATCTCAACAACAGGACCTCCATCAGGAGTGTCTGGTGAGTCGGTGGTTAATGAATCACTTGTTATTCTACAACCATTATAATATAAGTTCTCAATCGAAAGTGGTAACCTCGTATCTTGAACGTCTGTAAAATGGAATGACGTTGAATTAGGAGTCATCGTTTCAGCATCAGCTTGTGACGAGAAGAAGTATTTCGGTTCCTTATAAATCTTTGATGGTCGTGCATTTAAGATAGTAGAACCAGTTGGTGAGTATTGCCAATATCCATTACTAAGGTTAACATAAGTATTACCACTTAAAGTTGCGATATCAAATTTGTAGGTAGATGAGTTAAAATCATACAATGGTATAGAAGCAATATCGTAATCATGTCTACTTGCTGTGATTATGTTTGTACCAATATCAATTAGACCATCATAAACGTGTCTTGAGATTGTGATATCTCTCTCACGTTGGTATTTGTTTCTTTCAAAAATATGTGGTTCGATTAAGATACCCTTATGCCAATCTACACGAGCAGGTAATAATTGTTTTATTTGCTCGAATACAGACATATCATAACGAGATAACATATCCATAATCAAATCCAAAGCAGTACCAGTTGTATACTTTTGGAAGTAATTCTTTGCTCTATACTTGAGTATAGGGTAGTCTTCATTATATCTTTTATCAGGATCACCAACCCAATCGTCTGCCTCAAAATAACCCTCTGAACTGTATATGTCGAAGTTTACAGTGTCTGTTGTTGTAAAGTATGTACCCAATAAGTTTGAGTCAATTGGTGCATAATCAAATTCAGATAACTCGTTCGACTTGTCAGGACTCAATACACCTTTTAGTGTAGAGGATTCGATACGAATTTTATTATTCATTAAGTTGAGAGCACCCATAGATGGTACAGTTACAAATTGAGTATCAACCTCACCAACTAAATCTAATGGTTTCATATTAACCAATGACGCTGATAGCGTTAGTCCAGTGTCAGTCGATGTAAATCTTTGATTAGGGTGAACTGAACTGATTGACGATGTATTAGTTGTAAACCCACTATCTGGATGTACACGATACATTAACTTGTCAAATGATGTATCTATATCTAAATCAGTTGTATTGTCATCACTAAAATACGCTTCTCTATTCTTAGCGTGTTCTTGTGTTATCTCATTTGTAATAGCATCACGGAAGTATCTGACCTCTTGGATACTTGCGGTCTCATATGAGTTTACGTTTGAGTCAACAGTCGGGCCTGGCACTTGTACAACGCCAGTAGAAGACCATACGGTATCAAATGTAGAATTAGTACCACTAAAACTTGCCGTTGGATTTGCTAATATCTCACCCCAAGTATCAACCCATGCAGATTGGATATCAATACTACCAGAGGTCAATACCATCACCACCTCTTTACGTTCTTTGTAGGAAACATAATCGGATGAAATGAGGTCAGACCCATTTACTGATAATCTAATCCGAGCAGTTTCATTTTGATAATCCCAAAAATAATCTATATTATTAGAACTATCGGTTAGTCGTAGGATATGGTAGTTACCTTTAGGCATTTTACCAATAACCTCAATTGAGTTTGGTCTATCCGATTGGATATCATCCCATGGGTTTGAGATATATTTCGATGGTGACGCTTGTAGTTTGTATACAAACCTTTCTTGCTCGTAAACATTCTTACGAGTAGATATTGTAGGGCCGCCGAACTCACGAATCTTTAAGAATGCTTGTGGGATACCATATGTTGCAAGTATTGCTTTGATTGAACGAGCCGACCCCTTCGTCTTGTACAACATAGGAATTGTATTTACAATACGTCTCCAAGTTTCTTTTGTAATTTCATCTCTTGATTTAGATTGTAAAGCCCCAGTCTGATTTAATGTACCATCGGACTCAACACCTAAAGCGTATTTCCAAAGAGATACGTCTGAGTATCCGTTTGATAGTTTCCAACCCAATGATTCAGCAACAGACTTTAATATATCACCAGACATACCATCATTGGGGTGTTCTTCTCTCTCGTTAACATCGGTTAATGAATTAACATATGACCATTGAATATCAAAGTGTTGACCTATCATGTCTACAAACGTGATGTACTCGGTGTTACGAGGGTCACTTTGTAAATGTATTGGAATCATCTTACGTAATTCCGCGTCATTAAATTCATCATATAAAGATGCAGATGCGTAAACACCATTATACCAACTCTCACCTTGTGGTGTATCGATATCATACAAAACGTGTGGGAATGTTGAAGACTTTGGATATGGTTCAATTGTATAATCAGACGATGACCAATGTGTGTATATGTTCGCATCGGTATTATAATACAAATAATCTTCGAAGTCATCAAACCCACCAATAACTCGGTCCCTACGAACCATCGATTGTGATATGTTTGTTAAGGCGTCAGCGCCATTTACCGATTCTAATGTTGTGATTCTATTATTATAAGTCTCGATTTGTTGTAACTTATACTTGAAGTTATCAACTCGTTCGGTTGCTGATGAGAAGTGTATAAAATTTTGAAAGTCAGAATAGTCTATGTTTAATTTAACGTTACCTAAAGACCCACTAAAGTATTTGTTTACAAGTTGCTGTGATGTAGATGCGTTAACGTCTAATAATGACTCCCAATTCTGCCAATCAACACCATCAGCGCCTTTGATATCAGACATATCTAACGCGAAATCTGGCTCAGAGAAATCTGGCCTATCTACATTTTGAATACTTGGGAATGCAATAATCTTCTCTATCCAAGACTTCATGATTCGTGCGTCAACATCACATAGATTATTGATATCAACATCATCACCCAATGGTCTATTCAGTTTTAGAGTTACATTTTGTATTTGTGTTACAGTATTGTCAAATCTTTTATAGGTTAGATTTAAAGCACTTGGACTTAGTGTCTCAACAAATACATCTGTATTATTATTTATTGAACTTTGAATAAAGGGTTCCTTATCATCGAGTTCTTGGGGTACTTGGTCTACAAATATATTTTGCCCACCCTGCCATGATAGAGTTCCATCTGCGTTTTGGTTTAATGTATATCTTCTAAACCTACCAGTTAACTTACCAAAATTAGCGGATGACTGACCAACAGCGGGAGTGATAACCTCTACCATCGTTCTCCAACCATCAAGTGAACCTTCAAATGTACTGTCAAATGGAACATATGTAGTTGGGTTTTGGCCTTGGAATGACGTTGGGTATGATAATGTTTCAGTAACCACACCTTGTCTAAGACCATCAAACTCCATATTGATTACATCATATATATTATTATCTTTAAAGTTTAAGACAACATCCTTCTTGATTCCAGTAGTGTCAAATGCATTTACACCAGTATCGTTTAGTAACGATTGTAATGTTGGAATAAATCCGTTAGTTAAACCACTACCAGCATAGACCAACTTAACTTCAGTTCGGTCTGACGATATTTCATTTATCCTTAGATTTTCTATAATCTTATGGTGGAAGTTATATGCTATTGAATAAGCACCTTGCTCGATACCAAACTCTCGTAATTGTTTCTCAGGAGTAGTATGAACCTCAGGCCGAGAACCTTTATTGGTAGATTGAATAACCCCACCATAAGAAGACTTTATAAGATTATCGTCAGCATATATGTGTATCTCTTGATTTGGTGTAAAGTCCAATCCAGCAATCACATCGAACTTACCATCGATTTCATTTTGACTTAAAAATAAATCTTGTGTATCGATACTAGCATCAACGGTTTGTCCGAACGTTGGAGTGTATCCAACCAATTGTTCTTTATTTATAAATCTATCTAATGACATATATTATATTCCTAATTTATCCAGGTATTCCTGATTTTCCTACTGGAGTTGGCCCCTTGGGCCCACCACCCGAATTACCAGATGGGGTTGTGGTCACAGTTGGAGAAGTTGATGGGGGTGTTGTACCAGTCTTACCACTCGGACCATTTGTACCACCTATGGCTGGCATAAAGTTTAGTGCAATTTCACCTAACTCAATGTTTAATGGTGTATCATTTGATGGTCTTCGTAGTTCATCTGAAATTAATACGTCATTAACATCATTAAAAGATGATTCGGTATATTTAGAAACCTTGGTTCCATTTTCCCCATTGGTGTTAAATATAGACCTACCATATGAATCCGAATCTACGTTCGAGTCAAATGCTCCAAATATCTCATAGGATATAATTTGACCTCTACCATTTCTTGTTATATCACGTTCAGCCATTACCTAACCACCTTAAAGTAGAAGTTATCATCAAAGTATTTAGTTGTACCATTTTGGTCTATTCTAAATACAAACTTATAAAATCTCTCAGGTTGTAATCCATTAAACCAAAAGTTAAAATAGTTACCTTCGGAGTCACAACCTATCTTAGTATAATTAGTGTCGAACGGAATAATTACTTGTTCCGTATCTGCATCAACTACCGAGTAATATGAGGTAGTTGGTAAGTATTTTACCAAAGTGTAATTTGATGTTGATGAGAATGTTCTTGCTGGAAATCTATCTCTACCATATACTCTAATTTTACCTTTAGAAGTTTCTTTATATTCAGTTGATAAATTTTTAACATACACAACCATATCATCAGAACTTAATGCGTCTAACGAACCAGTCTCAAACACAGTATCATCCCAACGAGCTTCAAGTACTGGTGGGTAAATCGTATGTGTATCTGAAGAGAAGAACTTGATTGAACCAAACTTTTTAGTAGATTGTTCGTCTACTTTATATTTTTTAATAATCAATCCGTTATTAGAACGAGTACCATCTAACCACTCATCAACATAATCAGTTACTTCCACATCTAAGTTAGAAGTGTACTTATCAAATGATTGGTAGTAATGTTTGCCCGTATTAAATGACGAGGTAAACCAAGTTCCACCACCTTGATTTTTAACCCAATTAGCGTCATAATATATGTCGTTATATAATGAACTTGTAGTATCAACATCACTCGATTGTAATTTAAAATCGTCAAGCGATGCGCTGAACTCACCACTTCCACTTCCGAAGAATGACCATTGGAATAAATACTCACCATCTTGAGCAGAAGTAAACTCGACTTCAATAGATTTTGATGATGTTATGTTTTTTTCATATCCTATAATTTCTGAAGAATCTAATACTCTACCATCTGGCTCTTGTATTTTAAATTCAATACCAAGTTTAGACCCATCCGCATATTCATTTGGTAGATTACCAGGATCGATACCAAAACTTGCGGTATATGATTTATTTTCTTGTAATAGATAACCTCTATTCAAAGTAGCTCCACTAAAATCGGAAGCAGACATTTCTAATTTAAAATTAGAAACTTTCATTGTTTGTAAACCTAAACTAACATCTCTAATATGCTCGTTTAAAAAGTAGGTTGATGGAACATCCCCATCTATATTGAATTGGTCAAATATCAGAGTATTATCATCTACCAATGAGTATATATAGAAGTTATCAACATTACCAGACGACCCGTTTGCACCATTATTATCAAAGAATGTAAACTGTGGTTTATATGTACCAGCATCACTTGCGGTGAATACCATTTTATACGTTCCAGCCGTTGATAGAGTTTCTGTATAATTTGTCATTTCACTATCATCAAGATAGGAACCATCCGGCTTATACACTCTAAAGTCAACACCTGATAATGTCCCCTTATTGAAATCAAACTCTATTGTGTAAACTTTATCTTGTTCTAATGACGAGGATAGTGTAGCAGTACCACCACCATAGTTTGATGATGAGAGTATTAACTTACCACCACTCACTTCAAGAAGTGGTGATTCACCACCAGTACCTTTAATAGGTTCTATCAATTCAAACCCACCAACGTTCGCGGCAAAGTTATAATATACCTCTAATCCGGCTAATAGTCCCGGAGTAATTGGCTTACCCACTGTGGAGTTTGTGACATCCCATATTGAAGAAAGACTTCTACTAACCCAAGTTGAGTCCAATGTATTGTGTGGTGTATCTGCTTCAGACCCCAAACCTTCAGACCATGATTCTTTTAATGGAAATACATAGAGGTCGTATGATGATTGAATTTCACGATTTTCAATATTCTCAGCACGTAATCTATATTGTGGTGATGTAATATCACCTGATACTATCGATTGAGAGATTGAGGTAAGGTCGAATTCAATGAGTGCTCTACTATTACCCAATAAAGAGGTGTTATCAGTATCGTAAAACTTACCGATTTCAAGAATCTCATCCTTACCCGTGTTTTGGTTTTTACGAGTGGAGTCTTCGTATATGGTTGTGTCTTTACTTGGATATATTCTATAAATCATTTTCTACCTCTTAAAATAATGATACCACCCTACCCTTGATGTCTACATCTGGATACTTCACCTCAAGACACGTTGGGTCTTTTGGTGGGTATACAATTCCATCACGAGTTGCGTTTTTAATATTGTATTTGTTTGATGAGTAATTACCATCGAATTTATTTACTATTTGTAATCCATTGTTACCCTCAGAGTCAGGTCTAACTACTGATTGTACACCATCAACACCATCTAATAATACATAGACATCGGTAAGTATAATTGGTTTGTTAATACCCATTCTATCAATGTTAAAGTATTTCTTCAATTTATCAATACATCTTAATAACACTTCGTTTGAATTGTAGTTTGGTAGAACGATGATTTCAAACTCGATACCAATGTTTACAATATACGCGTTCTTAATATTTACAGCATCAGTCAAGATACGATAATATGATAGATAGTTTTGTAGGTTTTGTTTTGTAGCCGGATTTAATTCAGTTAACTTCTTATTAGAATCATATCCTAATGTATAAAAGTTAATTGCTAATGGATTTGGAATTGGGTCTGGCCCATCATCCAATAAAGTATTGATTTGGAAGTCAGGTGCAGCGTATGCTTTTGCTACCGAACCAAATTGTGGTGGTAATGCGTACGCTCTAAGTAAGTAGTCTTCTCTGGTTACAGCTCTATTTTGTGCTCTAAAATATGCAATTGCGTTATTACGAACTTCTTCAACTTCTTCTTCGAAAGCACCACCACCTGCTGCAACTTCGTTGGTTACAGCAATAGAATTCTTAACAATATTAAATGTGGTTGGGATTAACCCCAATTCACTACTTTCAACAAACTTATCAATAATCTCAGTTAAGTCTGAAGATTGTACATTATCATCAACTCCATTACCAACACGATATTTAACAGTTAGTGTTGTGTTTGATGGAGCAACCCCATACGTCTTAGCGTACATAAAGTTAGATGGGTCAATACCTTGGTCAAGGTCACCACTCGCAGGATATAATGCGGAACCCACGTTATCTGGATTTGGTAGAATTTCTTCATCAGCGTTAGAGGAAACACCACTACCAAATTGAATATCAATTTCACCATCATCGGTTATACGAGTTATATATCGTTTGGGAACTTTTTTTAGTTTAAGTAAAGATGGCGTATTGTTTGCATAACCAGACATAGCGATTGAGTAGTCCGTTGTATTTGGAAGTTCTTCAAACACAGTATCTTGTGCTAAGTACTCTACCTTCGTCCACTCGTCACCATCATCATCTATGATACTTATAACATCTACCAACCCATCCTCATCTGATAACTTTATTTTATCATAGGGTTTTGGTGATTCAAAATCAAATGTTACTTCCTTTTCCTTACCACTAACTGCTTTTACATATTTCTTTAATAAATAATAAACAGGCTCGTCAGTAGTCTCGTCTACTTGATACACCGAAACTTCCGTAGGGTCAAACGATGAAGAGTACCCAAATCGTACTTTATTAATAGTACTGAATTCAACGTCTGAGTTTGTAGAAGACCCAACTACCATACCTTCTTTTAAAGTTAATGCGTAGTCAAAGTTTGGTTTAACGTTAACACCACTACCTTGTGATGGTATGATTTGGTAAACTGTTAATGTTGATGTAGCGGGTACATATAACTTTGGTTTATATCCAAGAGATTGTGCTATTGTAAATACATTTGATTTCTCTTGAGCTTCTTCAAGAATAGATTCCCTTAACTGAACATCAGTATAGTATGAGAGTACATCCCCAACATACGATGCCATTTCCATAAACATCATACCAGGCGATGACTCATTAAAGTCATTGTAGGTATTTGGGAAATAGTTTTTAGAAAAGTCAATCAGATTCTTACGGATATCACCAAAGTCTCTACCAACTAAACTTACATCTTTTTTTATTTTATCTGCCATCTTCTATCCTCAGACAATAGAAACATTACCTTGGTCGGTAACGAATATTGTTATTTGTGTATTTGCGCCGTTTTCAGTAACCCTAACCCTAAGTGATATGTCTATCCTGTTTAAGTCTTCTTTAGAATCAACAATTACATCATCCACGATTATATAAGGTAACCAAAATTTAATATCATCTCGTAGTGAGTTTTCTAACTCAGTATTTATGTTTTCAGATATTTGTTCGAATAATAACGAATATATATCAGAACCAAATAATGGTTGGAATGGTCGTTCACCCTTTCGAGTAAGTAGTAAATTCTTGAGATTAGATATTGCTTGTTCTTCAGTAGTATACGATAATTTAAATAAAGGGTCACCACCTAATGGTAGTTGAACTCCAATAGCCTTATTTTTTTTAAGGTCAAGAGGATTTCTCGTATACTCCTTACGAACTGCCATTACTTACCCTTCTTAGTATTTATATGTTTCATCAAACCTGAGTAGTCACGTGTTAGTGCATTAACTACTGCTTTACCAGCATCAGTTTGTTGTAGTTGGTCAGTTGATACTGCTCTACCATCTGCGTTTTGTAACACGTGTGGTTGTTGACCCATACCACCACCAAACGATTGTGCTTGTGATGATTGGAACACACCATTACCAACACCATTTGAATTGATATTACGCCATTCACCACTCTGAGCAGTTTCGTTTAACATATCATTCAACGTTGATTTACCACTAAATTTTTTGGTATTATTCTCTGACGATTCAAATACGTGTTCTATATCAAGTGGGTCTTTCTCAACTATAACTGGTTGTGATTTTTTAATTTCATTCATAATAGACTTACGAAGTGACTTTTCTTTTTTAGCCACCTCAATCTTTACCTCTTCTTTAATGATGAGTTGAATTGCTTTAATTAGTTTCTTTGTATCCATGGTAATAAATATGTTTATATATAATTATTGTTTCATTAATGTTAACTGAGTTTTTACTTGAGTAATCGTAGATAACAATTGAGGTCCTGCTGCTGTAAGGGTTGCAATTGGGACTGGTCCTGCTGCACTTGCTCCAACTGCTGATGTAAGTTGTGGTGCTAACTGTAATAGTGCATCGGTGATTGCTTCCAACTGACTGAATATGACATCCATATCAGCTTTCCAATTTGGTGTTGATACATTTACTGACTTGTCACCACTAATAAGAACGGAATCCGATTTAGAATTAATCACAACTCTATCCGAGTTCAATATGATTTGTGGATTCTTATATAGATTAGTTGGCGTAATCCCCAATGTAAAAGTGTTAGAAGATTTTAACCCAATCGTTTGCTTAGACCCTAACCATATTGAAGAGTCATCTTCATTGATGTCTTCGATTACAAATTTATTATAACCATTAGACTGACCACCATTTCTGATGATAGTGATTGGTGCTTCGGGAGTTGTAGATTTCCAAGATGGTTCATTAACAACACCAGTTATTTTATTGTCACTCTGCTTTGTATTTTGTGGAGTATATCCAAATCGTATAGATTGACCGAACCGACCTTCATTGATTACGTCACCTAAGAATGGCTGTAGTTGAGATATACTTGAATCTTCAACGAACCCTATTCCGAAGTCAACCTTATCATCAGTAGAATTCTGAATTGGTATACCGTTAGATACTTGTGAGAAGTTAGGAGTTGGAGTACCTTCACTATTAGTTAAAGAAGGTAAAGCGTTGTGATTTACATTTTTTTGAAGCCCCACTACCGACATATAATAATTTCGGCTAGATTGACTTGAAGCAGATGACGTGTCTGAATTAGCTACAATAACATAAACTTGTTCTCCTAAAATAGGTATATGTCTTGAGTTTGGATTTAATGGATAACATCTTAGGGTATTTGTAGTTGACCTATCCAGTAGTGATACGAGTATACTATTAAAGTTATCAGAATCATTATCTGATAAGTTTATTGACATTACAGTTCCTAATTTCATTCATCACCCTCATTTTCTTTAGGTAGGTCTTTCTCAACCTCATCAATAGCGTCCATCAATTGCCGTTTCTCCTCTGGTGATAATAACATACCACCACCTTCACCACTATTACTATCCTTCATCATACGTTGGACAATAGCAGCAAGTTTAATTAGAGCGTCATCATTTCTAACCGAAATATCTAAGTACTCTTTAATCAAGGGTACGACTACTGAAGCATCACCCAAACTCTTAACCATTGGTTCGAGCTGGGCAATCAACAATTTTATTTGCCGGTCTTTCTTTTTTTGGTTCGAGTATATATCGGACATTATATCCGAGAAACTCTTACCTTTAAATAACTCACTATCCTTATCCATTAAACTCCTCCACTCGATGGGTTATTGGTAGAATCTCACCCGTGGAATAATCAAGGTACAATTCTTTATATATTAATCTCATTTTACCAACCACCTTTGTAATGTATTGGGTCTGAACACCAGTTCTCTCTCTAATAAGTATGTAGAGTGCCTTTTTATTATATGAGTAAAGGTTATCACGTGTTCTAAATAATTCAGTTAGTGAGTCAGCAATTTGCCTATCTCTATCTTTATTAAACAACATGAATACATTATAGTCCATATAACGAACGTAGTAATCCATAAAGTCTTTCAATGCTTCCTTTTGATGAGCATCATATACTTCATTTATTATATTACGAGATGAGTCAATCACTTCGACACCATCACGTGCTTTCATACGTTCGTAGTTCTTATTGTTTTCGTTAAACAAATAGTTACGGGCAATTACAGTAAAGTATGAGAATGCTCTACCATTATCACCATTGAACTTATGAATCTTTTCATTTAAAAATGCAACTACATTTGCTTTAACATCCTCGTATGGAACTTCGAAGTAATAAGTCTTGTATGTATGGATTACATTCTCTGCGAGTTTATCGAATGGGTAATGAATAAACCGATTGTAGATTTTATTCTTTAGTCGCTGGTCATCACAATTGTTATATGCGTTGATTGCAATCTCAGTAATTTTAGTAAAATATCTTTTACTCCTCCTCTTGCGTCCCATAGTATTCTTCTAAGTTAGATATTATCTCGTACAAATTTTTAAATATAAATCCAGTTTCATCATCAGCTTCAAATGAACCTACATTGTCTAACTCCTTCATACGAGACATGGAGTTATCAATCTTTCCTGCTATATCTGAAATTAATTGTTCTTGTTCAGATACTACATCCTCTTGTGCTTCGTTCTTACGAAGAAGGTTTATCGTACTAAATAAAAATACGATTGTTGTTATTGATAATATAATAATTGTTATAATCATACTACTCCTCTATAATTCCTTTAAATGCGTCGAATACACTTTTAGTATCAGTATTACTATTAGTAAAAGCGTCACCTAAATTCCCCTTCTTAGGTCTACCAATAGTTGACTTCCGTGTAGACTTT